GTCGCAAGCTCACAAGATTGACGAGATACAGATGGCTCCAGCTTCGGTCTGGACACTACCTACAGGTAGTGTAGAATTCGTCAAACCGCAAAGTATTGGCGCTGATGCTGATAATGAGATGTACCGCATTCAAAAGATGATGAGAAGTGCTACCGCCGCCGACGAAATCATACAAGGTGGAAACTCACAAGGAACGCAGACAGCTACGGAAGTAAACGCCCAAGTTATGCAAGCTGGCACTAGGTTCGCAACCAAACTTGAAAACTACGAGAGCGAGTTCTTTGCTATCCTAGCCAACAATATGTTCAAGATAGCCCAGATATTCATGACGCAAGAGCAATCCGTCCGCACAATCGGGCAACAAGGGGTTGAGTGGAAAACTTACAACCCTGGCGAGTATCTAGGCGACTGGGACGTTAAAGTCTCGCTCGAAGCCAACGCTAAAGCCATTAAAGAAGAAGAGAAGCAAAGTGCTATGCAATTCTACTTGATGGCTGCTAAACTACCGTTTATAGACCAAGAATATCTATTCAAGTACACTGCTGGCAAACTGTTTGACATTGACCAGAATATGCTTGACAAAATAGCCCCGTCGCAACAGGCTCAAGCCGTACAACAAATGCAGTTACAGCAAATGGCGGCGGAAACACAGCAAGCCCAGATGAACGCTATGCCACAAGAAGGGCAAGGCGCATTAGCCTCAGCCCCACAATCAGGTGCAGAGAACGCAGTATCAGCAGGTGCGATGCAAGCTCAGGGCATGAACGTACCAGGTATGGTACAAGGTTAATAATTAAGGAGGTGCGATGAAAAATGAACTAACCCCAGAAGAAATCAACGTATTAAGAGAATATATCAATACTGAAAGTGGTGCTAAGCTGCTACTTAAAATTGCCAATCAAGAACTTACTTATCTGGCAATCGCTTACAACGATAAAACCCCGCTTGAAAAACAAGGACAACTCGTTAATAAAGTGGCTGGTATGTACTGGGTAAGAACATTGATACAAGATTTAGTAACGCCTAAAAAATAGGTGTTACCTCGTGGCCGATAATCGTCGCACCCTTTTATCGGTCACAAAGTAATCCCTATTTGACACTTACACTTAGTAGGGTTTACTATAAAATCGGTGCAAGTAATTTTAAAAGGAGAAGTGATGTCAGAAGATACCACAACCACAACGGAGCAGGAAACCGTACAGGCGTTGGAAACGACACAACCTGAAAGTCCTGAAACGCAGGCGGTACAAGTAGATGAAGAATCTACCGACACAACCAACCAGACCGAGGGTGCATCTGAACAAGATGAGATTTTGGAATGGGCGAGTAAAAAAGGCGTAGATGTAGAAAACGTCGATAAAACCACTTTATTGAAGATGGTACGAGAGAGTGAAAAACAGATGCACAACGCCACTAAACAGGCAAAAGAACTGCAAAACACTGTCAACACTATTGGAGATGAACAAGGTTTTGATGAAACTTCATTGGTGCTTAATCGTCTAAAAGTAACAGAATTTTATCTTAACAACCAAGATGCAAGAAGTTTGGACAACGAGATGGCTGAAATAGTCAGGTCTAAACCATACCTAGCGGATGATTTAGATACCGTCTACGAGCTTGCTAGAGCCCGAAAACAACCAGTCAGCCAAATCGAAGCCAAACAACAAGGTCATAAAGAGGCACTTGCAGCGGTAGCAAAAGCTGAACAAGCTGGACCACCGCAGACATCTGCGACTACTAGGGCAGTAAAGAATGGGGTTTCTGAAGATGATATTGCTAAGATGTCAACAACAGAATACCTAGAATTCAAAAAAGAGACTGGATACAATCCTTTCAAAGCCTAGTATAGAATGATGTTATCCGAATTAACTTTAACTAATTGGAGAATAATGAAATGGCATTAGGCACAGACCAAATGACGACCACGACTTTGGACGTGTTTCGTCCTAAAGTATGGGCTAAAGAAACTTTAGCTGCATTGGAATCAACTTTAGTAATGGTTCCTAGAATCAAACACTATGACCGAGACATCAAGAGTTATGGTCAAACTGTTGAAATCCCGAATTTAAGTAACTTGACGGCTAATCAAAAAGTAGCAAATACACAAGTCACTCTTAACGGACCAACTGAAACTAAAACAACTATCACCATTAATCAGCACTATGAAAGTTCGTTCTTGCTCGAAGATATGGCTGAGGCACAATCAGCATATGACGCAGCAGCCGAGTACACCGAGAAGACTGGTTATGCTCTTGCTGAGAAAATGGATACTACTGTTGTCACCGAAATCACTAATAACGCTACATATAGCGCAGGTGCATACGGTACAGCATTGAACGATACGACAATCTTAACGGCTAATCGATACCTGGATGACGCTAAGATTTCTTCTACTGGACGAACTCTCGCAGTCACTCCACAAGGCAAACAAGAGATGCTCGCCATCGACAAATATGTACGATACGATGCTCTTGGCACTGGCTCTGCGATTGTAAATGGTAAAATCGGTACAATCTACGACCTTGAGGTAGTTATGAGCCACAACTTGACTGTAACGGCCGCAACACCTACTCAGAATAACAACCTGTTGTTCCACAAAGAGGCATGTGCAATCGCTATCCAGAAGGATGTGAAGTTTGAATCTCAAAGGAAAACAGAGTATCTTGGTACATTGTATGTAGCATCAGCATTGTGGGGTGTAAAAATCCTACGAGCAGCTGCTGCCTGTGTGATCAAGTGTTAATTTAGCACAAAACTAACAATCGAACGCCTTTCTAGGGGGCGTTCTTTTGTTGTAAACATTACCATTGATTACTCACAAAATATAGAATAAAATTATAACATACAATTTAACTCAAAGGGGCGAACAGTGGAAGTCCAAGACAAATACTTACCAACATTAGATGAGAGGATTTCTTTTCTAAAGAACCGTATCGAAGAATACAAAAGACAAATGTTCGGTGGAACAATAGAAATTAAAATGGCAGATGCCAACGGTGAAAAACGTAATGTTATAGTCACCAAAGACCAAATGAACCAGACAATCGCTAACCTCGATATTATGTACGAAGAACTGGACAAACTAGAGGAACTGGCTGAGAAGTCATAAAAATAATGTATAGGTTGGCAGTAATATTGCCCTCGCGTGGTCTATCATTCTCCAAAACGATGGAGGAATTGCTACATGAACTTAAACCATACGATTACAAAATATTCTTTTCAATCGGTAATACGTTACCAGACTGTTTTAATATGCCGATAGAGGAAGCACTGAAAGATGAATCTTTCACTCATATCCTAATCTGCGAGGATGATATGATTATCCCAAAAAATATACTTGGCCAAATGTTTAAAGAAAAATACCCTGTTGTGGCATTAGATTATCCGTTTAAGAATGATGGCGAGGCTACTACATTACATGACCCAGATGGCATGGCGTTATTCACAGGCACAGGTTTTATGTTAATTGAACGTTGGGTATTTAATAAAATGCCCAGACCAATATTTTACACTGATACAGCATGGGATATGATGCTTACAAAAAATCATAAACTAATCGTTTGGCCGAGAGACGTTAGCAAAATAAAAACTTATGGGTTACACGACGTGAACTTCGGTATAACAATGTGGACCAACGGTATACCGATTTACCCTATGCCTAAAACAGCTGGACAACGTAAATTAAAAGCTAAAGGCAAAGCGAACACTAACAATGGCATCGACCAGATATATGATTTAACCGTGGTGTGGAGAGATAACACGGCAAAAACAACTGATACTAACATGATACAGGCGTATTTAGATAGGTTACACCAAACAAGAGTGATAGAAATTTTAGATAAGTGCCCTGATAATGTTGAATACATAGATGGCCAAGCAACTCTAAGGGAAGGAAAGCAGATAATAATATGATAGATATAGCCGTAATATATCCTTCACGTGGGCTATTGTTCACCGAAACTCTTAAAGAATTACTCGAAGAATTGACCGATTCTAAGGCCCTATATACGATTTATTGGTCACATGGTAATAAACTACCTGCTTGTTTTAATAAGCCCCTAGAACGAGCTCTTAGAGCGTCGCACACGCATATATTGTTCTTAGAGGACGATATGATGATAAAGAAAGGCGTATTAAAAGAACTGATAGACGCTGACGAGGATATTATATCGTGTGATTATCCAATCGTAGAAGCCCCGAGCGGTACCGTGCTGTATGACCAGGACGACAATGCCCTATTCACTGGAACTGGCTTTATGTTGGCTAAAAGACATGTATTTAACGATATGCCAAAACCTATATTTAGAAGTGATTTAGAATGGGCATTCAAACAATATGGCGACAAGGTTAAATTCACAGTAAAAGATGTTAACCCAGATAAAGTATATGGGCATCACGATATTACGTTCGGGCTATACCAGTATTTGAATAATAAACCCATAAAAGTTGCCAAAACTGTTCTAGCCCAGAGGAAACTAAAGAAAAAAGGCGAAAATAGTAACAATAAAGGTGCTGATGAAATAATATTATATGACCGATATCGCAAGATAAATTTTTATATGATAGCCGAAGAGAAGGTAGAGGAAGACAATTCAAAATTAGTTAGCGTGGAATTAGACGGTAAAATAGTGAATGTGACTAGGAAAATGGCTAGTAAACTTATAAAAGATTTTGATGCTATAAAACCAACTGTGTTAGAAAATGGAAATCTCATAGTTGATATAAACGGTAATAAAAAAGCATTAAACGCATTGAGGAGAATGAAATGAGCAAAACAATTTTATTGACAGG